CCTGCTGATGTTGTCAGATACTACGGTGTCAAGTTCTTTGAAGATCTAAGAGATCAAGCTAAGATGGGTCTAGCTGAGATGGAAGCCAATGGACGTATAGGTGGAGAGCCTGTACCTGACGGTGGTCCTGTAAACGATCAAGAATTATCTCCACAAGAGATGCAAGCTATACAAGAGATGATGGGTATGGCTGAAGGTGGTGAGGTTCAGAACCCTTACCTACAGCAACAGCAACTGTACAGCCAACCTAGACCTGCACCTATAGATGAGAAAAGAAACACAACTATAACTAACGTTAATCCTGTTGAGAACCAAATGCCTATGCAGAGCATGGCTGACGGTGGTCAGGTGCAAGGATATCAAGAAGGTAATCAAGTTACACAGCCAGATGATGATATCCCTCCTTTTGCTAAGAATGAATTTAACCCTGCTCAGTTTGGACTTGGTTATAGTTTTATGGGTCAACAACCACAGCAGACAGGAACAACAACTACTCAAGCTCCACAAGGACAAACCTTTACAGTTCTTTACCATCCTGACTACGCTACAAATGGTAGAAGTAAAACTTTCTATCTTCCTAGAGATAATGAAATCTATCAAGAGTATCTTGGCAGGGGTTACACCAAGCAGATGCCTATGACTGGACCTGCAGGACAAGGGGAAACTCCAACAACTACTGATACCCCAGTAACTACAGATCTTACAGGATCTACAGTAACTACAGGAAGTGGACCTGAAGGTAGTAACACAGGTACGTCTTCAATTACTGGGTCAATGGAAGACAAAGACTTAGATAAAACAACTAAAGGTCTAAGCTTACTAGCTGACCTATCTACTGCACTAGCAGGTCAACTAGGAATACCTATAGCAGCACTTATAAATACTCAAGCTGTAGCTAAATACAATGATGCTTTAACAGATCAAAGTAAACGTAAAGGAAGTATCTTTGGTGGCGAAGGTAGTTTGTATGATGAATTAACTGATGTAAACAAAGATGAGAAGAAAAACTTTGGTGATACATGGTTAGGTGACTTACTTGGTTTTGATAAAAAAGCAGGTGTTCAAGGTCCAAACTTAAAAGATTCATTCATGGGAGCACGTAGGGGCTTTGATACGGCACAGCTTGAAAGCACTGCACCAATTGGTTCAACAGCTAATAATCTTGTTGAACCTGAAAATAGATTAAAAAATCAAAGAGGTTTTACTCCTAAATCAACTGCTCCCAAAACCCAAGCGCAAAAAGATGCTGCTGCAAAAGATTCTATTAATGATTGGGTTTCTGCAACAAATGCCACTAAAGGTAAAAAAGGAATTGAGCGTCACAAAGCAATAAAAGCGCAATCTGAGGCAAGTAAAAAAGCTACAAAAGCAATTAGAGAAGCATCAGGTTACAACAAAAAAAATGAAGGTGGACTAATGAATAAAAAGGGCAAGAAGTAAACAATAACAATAAGGCTACCCAGGAATGGTTCCTGGCCCCAACATAAAGGAGAACTTTAAATGCCTGAACTAACTGCAATGGAAAAACCTAAAGTAGCAGGTTTTGTAGATCGTGGATTCAACCACGCTAAAAAACAAAAACAGATGGAAGAAGCAGAGGCAGAGATTGCCCGACTAGAAGCAGAGGCTCGTGGTGAAGAAGTTGAAGAACAACAGGAATCCAGTAGCAAGGATACTGAGAACACCGAAGTTCAAGCCTCAGATAATTCCCAACAAGAAGAAATCCCAGAGGAAACCAAAGCACAGGAAGACGATGACAGCGAGTTAGACGCTGAAGAGAAGTCTTTTAAAAAACGCTACGGTGATATTCGCAAACACTTAGCTGCTAAAGAAAAAGAGTGGCAAGAAAAGTTTAACGCTCTAGAGAAAAAGAGTAAACACGAAGGTATCATCCCTCCTAAGTCTGATGAAGACATAGAGAAGTGGGCGCAAGAATATCCAGACGTAGCAGGTATTGTTGAAACAATTGCAGCTAAGAAAGCTCAAGAGATGTTCAACAAGGCTGAGACACGTCTACAAGAATTAGACGAAGCACACTCTGAAGCTCAAAGAGTAAAAGCAGAGAACGTTATTCGTAAGACTCACGAAGACTTTGATGATCTAAGACAATCAGATAAGTTTCACAACTGGGCAGATGAACAACCCAAGTGGGTTAAGGATGCACTCTATGAAAACATGGATGATCCTGCCTCAGTTGTACGTGTGATAGATCTATACAAGATTGACAACGGTATGACCGTAGCAGCTAAGAAGAAATCTAAGAAAGCTGCAGCATCTACTGTTGCAAAAGGAACTCGTACTTCTATAGACGCAGAAGGTTCACAAGGACAAATAAAAGAGTCTGATGTAGCCAGGATGTCTAATAAGGAGTTTGAGGAAATGCAGGACAAAATAAACGAAGCTATGCGTACTGGCAAGTTTGTTTATGACATGTCTCGTTCTGCATGATAATTAGTTGACATATTAAAAGTCATCTATATAACTACTCGTATCTGACTTGAAGCCTCCGTAAAGGACCACCTTCAAAGATACTTTCAACCCAAAAGTCTAAACTACAAAGAACTACCTGGACAAGTATAGGCCCAGTGGTATTCGGTAGCGCAACCTAATACTTTCTGCACCCTAGAAAACGTACAGCCTCTTTCAGGTGTTTAAGCTTTATTCCCAAAGCCAAATATCATGGAGGATTTAACAATGGCTTTTCAAACCGCATCGGGTTATGGGAATTTACCTAACGGTAATTTTAGTCCTATAATCTACTCCAAGAAGGTACAGCTTGCGTTCCGTAAAGCTGCTACTGTAGGAGACATAACTAACTCCGATTATTTCGGAGAGATTAGCGCACAAGGTGATACTGTTCGCATAATCAAAGAGCCTGAAATTTCAGTTCAAGCTTATGCTCGTGGCACAACAGTTACAGCACAAGACCTTGACGATGAAGATTTTCAGTTAGTCGTAGACAAAAGCAACTACTTTGCTTTTAAGATGGACGATATCGAAGAAGCTCACTCACATGTGAACTTCATGCAACTCGCTACGGATCGTGCAGCTTACAGACTAGCTGATCAGTATGACCAAGAAGTTCTTGGTTATTTGTCAGGTTTCAAGCAATCTGCTCTACATGCAACAGCAGACACAGCTAATGACCAAGTAAACGGTACAAAAGCTGTAACTACTGCAGGTTCAGACGAACTACTTTCAAGCATGAAGTTGATTAAGAGTTCATTTGGTAACATCACAACATCATCTGCAGGGGATCACTCAATCCCAGTAACTGCACGTATGCCAGGTGCTACTTCTCTACCAACAGCTACAGTTTCACCTGCAATGATTGTTGCAAGAATGAAACGATTGCTTGATCAGCAACAAGTTGATTCACAAGGCAGATGGCTTGTAATTGACCCTGTGTTCATGGAAATACTTTCCGATGAAGATTCACGCTTCATGAATGGAGACTACGGTGATTCTGGTGGACTACGTAACGGTCTTGTAATCAACAACTTTCATGGCTTCCGTTTGTACGTGTCATCAAACCTACCTGCTGTAGGTACTGGTCCAGGTACATCAGGAACAGCAAACCAAAACTCAAACTTTGGTGTGCTTGTTGCAGGTCATGATTCTGCTGTAGCAACTGCAGAGCAGATCAACAAAACAGAAACATATCGTGACCCTGACAGCTTTGCTGACATTGTTCGTGGTATGCATCTATACGGCAGAAAGATTCTTCGTCCAGAAGCAATCGCTACTGCTAAATACAACGCAGCGTAAGGGAGGATTAAGATATGGCTACTTTTGACATGACCTCAAAAGCTACTGTTGGTGTCGATTCAGACAGCATTGCAGCAGCTACCTCACGCCACCAAGCAATGGGAATGTACATGCGTGAAGCACGTCTTGACATTGCTAAAATGGTTGAAGACGGATATTCCTGTACAAATGGGGACATCTTTCAGCTTCTAGAAATTCCTGCTAACACACTAGTATTGTTTGCAGGTGCTGAAGTTGAAACTGCTTTTAACGGTACATCTCCAACTGTGGATATTGATTTCGCAGCAGGTGATGACATCGTTGACGGTGGTGACGTTAGTTCTGCAGGTTTCTTAGCAAGTGGAACAAACGGTCAAAGTATGGTTGTAAACACTGCAGCAGCAGATACGTTTACAGCACACGTGACAACTACAGATACAATTGACGTTAAGTTGATTGCTTCATCTGCAGATGTTACATCTGGTATCTTACGTGTCATAGCTTGTTGCATTGACACAGGTGCTAGAGGACGTGTGGCAGCTACCGAAGTAGATCGTGATCTACTAGCATAACACTTTAGGGGCTGACTTCGGTTGGCCCCTTTAGCTTATCTAAGGAAAAAATATGGCTTTGACATTTCTTTCATTAACGAATGATGTAATTACACGTATGAATGAAGTAACGCTTACTTCTACTACTTTTGCTAACGCTAGGGGCATACAAGTCCAATGTCAAAATGCCGTTAATGAAGCTATAAGATATATAAATCAAAGAGAGTTTGGATACTCTTTTAATCACGCACAAAATTCTTCTACTTTGACTCCAGGTGTATCTAGGTACAGTCTACCTTCAAGCACTAAGTCAGTAGACTATAACACCTCCAGAATTAAAAAAGATGATGATCTTAACGCTGCAGGAAATAATCTAACAGTTCTTAACTATAACGAATATATAGAAAGAGAGTACGCCAACCAAGAGGACGAAGTTTCAACTACAACTCTTAACGGCTCACACTCAAGTTCTGTAACAACTCTTACCCTAACATCTACCAGTGACTTCTCCTCTTCAGGAACTGTTTACATTGGTGGTGAGCAAGTAACTTACACAGGTGTTTCAGGTAACGATATTACAGGTTGTACTAGAGGAGCTAACAGCACAACTGCTGCTACTCACGCAAGTGGTACAACAGTAACTCAGTTTGACAATGGTGGTGTTCCTAGAAACATAGTCAGAACACCTGACAATAATTATTTACTATATCCTTATCCAGACAAGCAGTACACACTCGTCTTTGATTACTTTACATTTCCATCTGACCTATCAGCACATGGAGACACTACAAGTATTCCAGACAGATTTGCACCTGTAATTGTAGATGGTGCTGCTGCTTTTGTGTATCAGTATCGTGGCGAGATACAACAGTACCAGTTAAACTTTGGTAGATTTGAACAGGGTATTAAAAACATGCAGAGCTTACTCATCAACAAGTATGAGTATGTAAGATCTACAGTTCTGATTACACCTAGAGGGTCTGCTAATTACATGTCAGGAGTTATTTCCTAATGCCTGATCTATCTCAAGCTCAACCTGCAGCGTTTAACTGTGAGGGTGGCTTAGTTTTAAATCGTTCTACGTTTTTAATGCAACCTGGTGAAGCGTTAGAGCTAGAAAACTTTGAGCCTGACATTGAGGGTGGCTACAGGAGAATAAACGGTTTTCGTAAATACGTAAATCAACAAGTGCCTCAGACATCTAGCTCTGGCGAAAAGATACTGATGGTTGCTAACTTTGCAGACAAAGTGTTAGCAGCTAGGGGTGAAAAGATATTTAGTTCTGCATCTACTGAGCTTGCAACTAAAATTGTTTCTACCACAGGTATGACAGGATCTGGAACTATAACTGTAGATTCTACGACAGGTTTTTCTTCTAGTGGAACACTACAGATTAACGATGAGTTATTTACGTACACTGGTGTTACCTCTACTAGTTTTACAGGCGTAACTCGTGCTGCTACAAGTACAACTGCTGCTAATCATGCTCTTGACGATGTGGTATCAGAGTCTTGGACTGAAAGAGATACTGGTAGAACTAGTGCAGGTAAGTATAGTTTTGAAAGATATAACTTTGATGGTAATGAAAAGATTATAGTTGTTGATGGTACAAATGCTCCAACTATATTTAATTCTTCTTTATCTGCAACAGATGTTAGTGAGAGTTCTGTAGAAGGTTCAACGATAGTTGTAGCTTTTAAATCTCACATGTTTTACGCAGGTAAGTCTAGCACACCACAAACGTTAGTGTTTAGTGAACCTTTTGATGAAGATGGTTTTCAATCAGGTGACGGTGCAGGAACTATCAAAGTAGATGATAACATTGTTGGGTTAAAAGTATTTAGGGATTCTTTATTTATATTTTGCGAAAACAGAATATTTAAAATGACAGGATCTACTCTCAGTGATTTTGCTATACAACCAGTTACTAGAGACATTGGTTGCGTAAACAAAGACACTATACAGGAATTTGCAGGTGACTTGTTATTCCTTGGTCCTGATGGACTCAGAACTGTTGCTGCTACTGCAAGAATTGGTGATACGGCTCTTGGTGCTATTACACAAAACGTGCAGTCTATCTTTGATGCCAACATTAAAGACTCTACAGTTTTTGATAGTGTAGTTATCCCAGACAAAACACAGTACAGAATATTCTTTTCAAAAGCAGGACAGGGTGAAAATTTAACGAGAGGTATTATCTGTGTTAGGAGAGCAGACAAGTTTGAGTTTGCAGAAATACGTGGAGTAAAACCATCAGCTACAGATGCTTTAGTTGTTGATGGAGATGTAAGAGTAATACATGGTGACTTCTCAGGTTTTGTTCACAGACAAGAAGCAGGTAACACCTTTGATGGCACAGCAATACTAGCAAGATACAGAAGTCCTGATTTAAGTTTTGGAGACACTGGTGTTAGAAAACATATGCAAAGAGTTATCCTTAACTTTAAACCTGAGTCAGCAATAGATGCAGATCTATTTGTTCGTTACGACAACGAGGCTTCAGACTCAGCAAGACCTGCAGCATATGCTTTAGACAGTTCTCAGGTTGCAGCACAGTTTGGTTCTGCAACTTTTAGTACAACTAGTAGTGCTGCACAGTTTGTTTTTGGTGGTCCTTCACAGCCACTCGTAAGACAATCAGTAGAAGGATCAGGTTTTTCTGTAGCGTTAAGAATTAAAGATGGTGGAGAAACGGCACCATATTCCCTCAAAGGGTTTCAATTAGAATATTTAGTAGGAGCAAGACGTTAGATGGGTAATACATACACGAGACAATCTAGTTTTACAGACGGTGATGTTATTACTGCTGATCTGTTCAACAATGAATATGATCAACTCTTAGCTGCGTTTGCAGCAAGCACAGGACACACTCATGATGGTACGGCTGCAGAGGGTGGTCCTATCACTAAACTGTTAGGAACTAATATTACTATCGGTGATGCCACAGCAGGTACTGATATTACAGTAACCTTTGATGGTGAAAGTAACGATGGTGTTTTTAAATGGATGGAAGATGAAGACTACTTTGAGTTTTCTGATGATATTCTTATTGCCTCTACAGAAAAGTTACAGTTTCGTGATACAGCTATTTATATTAACTCTAGTGCTGATGGTCAGCTTGATCTTGTTGCAGATACAGAAATACAGATTGCTGCTACCACTGTCGATATAAATGGTAACGTAGATGTGTCAGGAACACTTACTGTTGCAGGTGCTGTAGACTTTGGTGATGCTGCTTTATCAAATGTAGGTGCAGTGCAGCTAGACAGTATAGCAGGTGATGCTGACTCAAATACAAGCATAGCTTTTAGTGGTTCTGATGTAATTACAGTTACTGCAGGTGGTGAGACACAAGTAACATTTAACAATGGCTCAATACTACCTACAACAGATGACGATGTAGATTTAGGCTCTAGCTCTTTTGAGTTTAAAGATGGTTACTTTGACGGTACACTTCACGCAGATGCAATAAACTTTAATGGTACAGCTATAAGTGCAACTGCTGCTGAACTTAACATTATGGATGGTGTTACCTCTACAACAGCAGAATTAAATATACTTGATGGTGCTACAGTAGTTGTAGGAGAAATTAATGCTCTTGATCTAGGGTCTACAGGTACAGGCACAGCTATTAACTCTAAAGCAGTTATATTAGAT